GAAATTGATAGGAGGTATATAAGAATTCTTAAAGGGGGTATTAAAGAAAACTTAAAGAGGGGTATTAAAGAAAACTTTAAGGATAGTATTAGTTTATCTAAAGATAAACATATTAATAATAAAGGGGGTTCTTTTAAAAAACCAACTGTTAATGATATTAAAGAATATTGTTTATGGAGGAGTAATGGTATAGATGCAGAAACTTTTTTTGATTTCTATGAAAGTAAAAACTGGTTGATAGGTAAAAACAAAATGAAAGATTGGAAGGCTTGTGTAAGGACTTGGGAGAAAAGACAAAATAAAACTAATAACAATAACACTACATCACATAGACATAAAAAAGGAGGAGATTATGGTGATGGTAAATTTTAAACTATGAGAACAATAGAAGATACATTTAAAAATGCAGACTTCCTGCAGCCAAAGGTTTACAACAGATATAAACTAGGAGCAAGAGAAGAAATAAAAGAAATGTTCATTAAGTCTTTTGAGTATTACGATAGAACAGTTGAGAAGTATGAGCATTTACCTGCTTATGATGAAATTATTGACTGGATGGTAGATACTAAAGGTAGAGGTTTGATGCTGATGGGAGAATGTGGATTAGGTAAATCAACTATATTAAACTTTGTTATTCCTGCTATATTTAGGACTAGAACAAATAAGATATTAAGAAGCGTTCCTGCAAAGGAATTAGGTTTAGTTGATAGAAACAAAGCACCATTCATTATCATTGATGACTTAGGAACTGAGAGTATTAAAAATGATTATGGTACTAAGATAGATGCAGTTGCTGATGCAATTTCTTATGCTGAGGATAGTTCTAAAACATTACTAATCACTACAAATTTAACACCTCAAGCACTTAAAGAAAGATATGATGAAAGGACTTTAGACAGGTTGAGGAAGTGTAAAGTGGTGATTATCAAGGGTAAAAGTTTTAGAAACTAATTTGTATAAAATTGAATTATTTTTATATATTTGCATTGTGAAAACATTTATGATAATATGGGGAGTAGTTGTAATTGCTTGTGTGCTAGAAGCCTATTTCTACTCTACCTTAATAGAATATGAGTATAGTGGGGATAAATAATAATAACTATAGGGAAACTCTGAAACCCTTAAGCATTAATATTCCTTTTTTTTTTCAACCCCACTATGCTTATTAAATAAACAACATGAAGAAAAGAAAATTAAATAGTAAAAATCCTAAGTACAGAAAGAATAATGAAGAAAAATTAGTTGTACTTAAAAAAGTTCCATTCACTGGTAAAGCAAAAGGTTATGGAGTTTGGTATAAAAATGAAAAATAATATGGAGGAAAGAACTTACAAATCAATTAAAAGCGTATTGAAGCATCATATTAGGACTGGAGTTAGGTCTTTATGGACTTGGAAGAATGATAACTTCACAATGATATACGAAAACTATGCAGGTGATGATAGGATATATACAAGTAATCAACTTTTAAAAATATTAAATGATGAATAGTGTAACTATTGGTGCTTTAATGATTGTTGGTGTTGTGATTTTATATATATTTGCTTTATGCTATGTTGAAGGTAAGATAGCAAAACAAGAGAATGAGAGGTTAGAAAACAATATAGATAAATTAGATGACAAAGCATAATAAACACTATTACGATAAAGGTAGGAATGGATGGACACCTAATACCACTTGGCAAGATGAAGTGATAGAGGATAAAGACAATAAATGGAGTGGAGGTAAAATTAATCCTAAGATGCTATTAACAAAAGAAGAACTTAAAATAGATTACAGTAAAGAGAAAACTCCTAACTATTACATTGGTAGAGTTTATGGTTATGAGGCTAGGAAAGTTGTAGAAGATTTTGATTTATCCTATAATGTTGGTACTGCCACTACATATCTCCTGAGAGCAAAGCGTAAGCACGAAACAAGTGTTGATTGCATACAGAAGGCTATTAACCACTTAGAGTTTGAGTTAGATAAAATTAAAAATGAAAAAGCCAATCTTTAGAGTATTTGTATCTTACGAGATAAAGAGTAAAAAAGTTGTAACTAGGAAAGTAATTACAGGAATACTAGATACATTTGTTCTTACATCTAACATCAAAGAAATAGAGAACGACCAAGAGTTAATAGATAGAATTTGTTACATAAATAAAAAGAACTTAAATAAAGTAGATGTTATAATTACAAGTATTGATATTGAAAATCAATATGGTGAAACTACTGATAGGTTTGAAGATGAATATTAGATTATGCCAAAGATTAGAAAGATAAGAATAGAAGATAGAAAAGATAGTAGAGGTGGTGGTTACTCCAGAAGAAAGTTTACTGTTGCTGAAGCAGATGCTATCAGAGAAGAATACAATACTGCTACAGAGAAGATAACTATCTCATCTCTTGCTAGGAAGTATAGTGTATCTCAACCTTTAATGTACCAACTAATAAAGGGTAAGACCTATACTGATGGGGGAACAGGGGGTATAGGGGGTAGGCATAGGGGGCATAGGGGGTCATGGGGGGTATGGCTATGAAGAAAGAAGCATTAGTCCAATCATCATTCTGTACCTATATACAATACACTTATCCTGATGTAAGATACTGTGCCTCACTAGGTGGTATAAGAACCTCTATGAAACAAGCAATACTAGCCAAAAAGACTGGCTATGTTAAAGGCTTTCCTGATATGCAAATCTGTAAAGTCAATAGTGAGTATGCAGGACTATTCCTAGAGATTAAAGCAGATAAGACTTGCTACCCATCCAAAGAACAAAAGCAATGGGTTGCTGACCTCAATAAAGCAGGTTACTATGCTAAGGTAGTTAAAGGACTTGAAGAATGTATGGATGTCCTTGATTGGTATATGAAAATAAAATAATTTTCTAAAAAACTTTTACAAAAAACTTTTCTTGAAACTGTTTCTGCTCGGTGAAACTGCTGTTGAAACTGCTCTGAAACTGCCCTGAAACTGCTGTGAAACTGCTAGGTATTTGGGTATAAAAAAAATTTTGAGATTTTTCTCTTATTTAGACCCATTCTAAATAACACATTATGTTAAATTCTTATTTAGACTAATTCTAAATTAAAAAATAATTGCTTTTTTTCTTGTTTATATAAAAAATTTTGTTATTTGCGTGCGTTTCAATTACTTATTAATTTTATTTGCCTTATTTAGAATTAATATAAATTAGCATATTAATAAATCTTTTGCACATTTTATTTGGTAATGTTAAAAAGTTTTGTATCTTTGCAGTATAATAATTTAAAAAAATAAACAAAATGAACACACACACACAAGAAGAAGAATTTAGAAACGACTTTGTATTAAATAGAATTATTAATGATGTAGAGATTAAAGGAGAGAGAAAAACAGTCGCTTATTATGGAGCAAAGAACGAGATGAAAAGAAAAAATAAATAATTAATCAGGGGGTGTAAAAACCCCCACAAAAATAAAACTATGAATAAATACAAAATAACAAATTTAAGAACTAAAAAAAATTACTTTTTAAATGAAGAAGAAAAAGAAAAATTTTTTATTAAAAACAAAAAGAAAAATTATAGTATTACAAATTTAACAGAATTAAAAAGAATAAGATATAATAAAATTTTGGATACAATACAGTTAACAACTTTATTTTTTGCTATTCTTATTACTATTGTTGTAATTATAGAAAAATACTATTAACCCCTTAAACCCTTTTAAAATGGACACACACGTAAATAAAGACCCACTGAACCCAATAAACCACGAACCACAAACAAAACATTGTGAGGTTTGCAATATAGAAGAGAGTAAAACATATTTTGTAGATGATACAGAAATTTGCGAAGATTGCTTCTATTCTTGTTGTGGAGATGAATTAAATCAGGATGTTAGGATTTGCCCAACTTGTTTAGAACATAACTAAAAAAAACTATTAATTTTAAAACTATAAAAAATGAATTTACTTACACAAAATGCAAAGATGAAAAAAACGAGCAAAGAGAACAGCGCAAAAATATTTAATTTTTCAATACCTGCTTACAAAACTAAATCAGGAAAAATAACATGCCCTTTTGCAGACTCATGCGTAAAGTATTGCTATGCACAAAAAGGTAACTACACAAGATTTCCAAAGATCCAGGAATTAATGGAGCAAAAATATAAGATAAGTAAAACAAATAATTTCATTCCTTTAATGAATGAAGAGATAAGAAAAAAGAAGGCAACCTATGTAAGAATACATGACAGCGGCGACTTCTATTCTATTGCATATCTTAAAAAGTGGGTTGATATAGCAACACAAAATAATGATGTTATATTTTACGCATATACAAAAAGTATAAAATTTTTTATTGATGGTTTAAAACTTCCTAAAAATATGAAAATTATATTTTCTGAAGGCTCAAAAACTGATAATTTAATAAATGTAAATAAACATAGACACGCACGCATATTTAAAAGTAAAGAACTTTTACAGGCTGCAGGCTATATAGACGCATCTAATAACGATTTAAAAGCCATTACAAGCAATAAAAAGGTTGGCCTAGTGTACCACTAGACTAAAACAATTATAAACTATTAAAACTAATAAAACTATGAAATCAATAAAAAAACTAACAGTAAATTTTGCTGCTGATTATATACATTATCATTACGAATATTTGCAGCACGATATAAAAAAACTTGTAAAAGCAAGTAGAACGACTGCAAAACAATACAACTGCAGCCCCTTAGATATATTTTTCTTTATGATAGAGAACGAACCAATAAGAGAACTAAGAACACATTCTTATAATTTTAATACTTCAGGAGGGAGAGAAATAAAACAAACTTTTAAAAATAAATATTATGAGTAACCGAAATTTACCAATGTCTAACTGGAGTAATACCCAGTTAAGCATCATTTTTATCTTAGCAGTCCTAACTTCAGGATGTTAAACAAAAAAATTACTAATTTTAAATATTAAACAAATGAATACAATTACAACAGATAAAGCAAAAGAACTAATAAGAGAGACAAACGGCAAAATTTTTAGCAGTACCTTTGTAAAAAAAGACAATACTATTAGAACCTTAACTTGTAGACTAGGCAAGAGATACAAAAGTAAAACAGGCAAAGCAGCACCTTACAAGGCAAAAGAATATAATTTGCTACCTGTATACGATATGAAGATAAAAGCCTTTAGAATGCTTAATTTTAATACTCTTTTAACTCTTACAATTAATAAAAACAACTATAAAATAAAATAATCATGAAAACAGAAAATAAAAACTTTTACTCATGGTATTATAATGAAGATAAAATTATGATATACAAACAAAAACAAGAGAACGAAAACAGTTATACTTGTGTTTCTCAAATAGTAAAACAACTTCTAGAAGAAAATAAAAACTTCTCTTTTCATATACTTGTGTAATAAACTAAAAGCAATTAAATACTAATAATTAAAGCACTGTAAAAGGTGCTTTTTTTTATTAAATACTTAGTTATTTTTTGTTTAATGCTGATTAGATTAGATGTTATTTGTTCTGTATGATTGGCAAATTTTCTTTTTTCATACAACTTTGCACCAAAAAAACAAACATTTTCAGGATATAAACACTTATTTATCAAGATATTATAAGTTTGAACCGATTATTTTAATTATTTGGCTCAATTCTTAAAGTACTTTACTAAAAGTTGTTAACAATTGGCTGAAATTGGTATTATAAAAGGTTGGTATTTGAATTCCGTAAACCGAGTAGTATATACTGTTTGGACACCCAAACGCACACACACACAATACAAGTTCAATTTTATAAATACTATGTTTAACAATAAACATTTATTTTAGGAGTTGTAACATACTTTGCGATATGAGCAATAATGTTTACTATAGGATGTGGCGATTATAAGTGTTGTAGATAATAAGATATACTCTTATAAGAGGCACGAAGATAGGTATTTAAAATTATAGTTTT